TGAATCCTTCTTTCATTTATATTTATATTTATATTTAGTAATTATTTTATTTTTTATTTAAATCTCTGTACCAATATGGAATGGGAACATTAGTCCACGTAGCAAAATAAGTCTTTTCTGTATTGTAGTAGTTATAATAGGCCTGTGTATCTCGTGTATGTTTGCATCTTTCTGGCATAGCCTGGTGTAATTTTGTTATATTTCCATCTGGAATATCAACAGGTATGAAAGACAAACAATCTTCTAATTGTTTTTGAGAAGCGTGTATTTTTCCAAAACGGTATGTGTATTGCTTGCACAAGTGTATAAACAATTGATATAACCACAAATAATTACCAGATGTCGCGCGAGTCCATACTGTGCAAGGGTTGTTTTTAAATGAAATTTTGTACAAATTTGGACTTTTATATCTGCCACAAACATGATGTGCTGTGCAAAGCATTTGAGCATATTCAAGTATCATTTTGCGAACATGTTTATCACAATGAAATGCAGCACATGTCTTTGGACATATTGATAAAAAGAATATATTCATTAATTTATAAATTGATGAATAAATTTTTTAACATAATATTTTTTTTGTAATTAAGTAGTATATGACAACAGTTAAATTATATTTCGGCAAAAAACAGTTTCTATTTAATCCAAAAAAACCCAAGAAGTCATTTGATGTATACATAGATAAAAATCCAAAAGACACTATACCCATTAAGTATAAAACTTATTCAGATACCGTTAAGACTATTCGTAAATTAGAACGTCTTTATAAAGCTAATAAGTATACACATAAACGTATTAAACAGGTTGCTATGATACTTATGGTAAGACTTCGAGTTCTTAAAGCAAAGAAAAAGAGATCTTATAAAATAGCAAAAAGATATCACGATTTTTTATTCAAGAGAACAAAAACTAAAAACCAAAAAGATAGGAAAAAACTTAAGTTTAAGATATAAATAGTATGTATATATAAGCAATTGTCAATGAACACAGTGTAAATACATACATTGTAAAACACATTTCTAAAACATCATAGTCTACATTATTATTATTATTATCTCTTTGATCGTTTACTAAGTTCATGACTTCATTTTCGTTATATCCGATGTAAATATTTTCATTAAAAGGTAAAAATGCCGACATTTTATAATTACTTATATTCTAAATTTTTAAACTACTTAATTATAATAGAATTCTTAATTTTAAAATCTTCAAAACTTACAATTGGTAAATTTTTTTGCATTGCCTGTTTAATCTTTGAAGATTTACATTCTATATTGTCTATATTTTCTCTTGTTATAAGAAATTTAACATTGTTATCTATAATTTCAGATACATTAAAGTTATTGTAAAAAAAATTTTTAATTTCTGGACTTTGAGTAAATCCTGAAATAGCAATATTCATATTACTATAATAAAATAACATTTTAATTTACAATGTGTAAATTGTAAAATATCTGTGCGGTGTGGGGTTCGAACCCACGCGACTTACGTCAGCAGATCTTAAGTCTGCCCCCTTAACCACTCGGGCAACCGCACAGATATCTTACTTATAATAATAAATACACTGTGTCTTTAAGTAGGTTTATAGAATACTATAATTTTATATAAAACCTTTTTACTTTTGTATATATTATGAACTTTATGCATCCAGAATAAATTTACACATTCAGGTATATTAAAATTATTTGGTACTTTAAGCATTATGATGTAAGCGCTATAATACAATGTATTAATTATATCAATTACATTTAAATTATCAAGATATAAATTTATTTTTTTCTTTAGCTTGTAATCATTACCGCCCCACGGCGGATCTATAAATATAACATCTTGTTTAGTCATATATTTTATGTCATTAAATGAACAAATGTAACACTTACTGTTTTGAAAATTTTCTAAATTTTCTTTCAAAACATTGAATGCATCATAATTATTTTCTATGCATATAACATTTTTAAAACATTTACAAAACTGCAAACTATTTCCTCCTATTCCTGCGGTAGCATCTGTTATAGTAATATTATCATGTGTATACTTTAATAATAAACTATTAATTTGTTTTGCCTGATTTTCTGTTGTATAAATATTTAAATAATCAGTTGGAATAATCATATATTATACATTATACATTATATATAGTGTAAATTTTTAAGTTAGTTTGTATGATTTATAATTTTCAAGTTCATTTGTATAATTTGCAGACAACGCGGTTAATCTATCTATATTATCTTTTATAAAATTTACATTTGATTCTAGATCTCTCGATGACGCGCCTAATTCAATATCATATAATCTTTCTGCTTCTTCTTCGGAAATACCTTTTCTCATATTAGTTCTTATGGATCTTGCTTTGGCTTTTATATTTGCGTCTAACTTACCTTTTTGTGTCTTATAATTTGCGTTTTCTTTTTGAATCATGCCTTTAGTTCTGGTAATACTTGCTCTTAAATTTTTAATTTTGTTATCAATAACTCTTTTAAGTTCTTCTTTTCTTCTTCTTTCTTGTGCCTGAATCCCGGCTACAATACCTGGCTCAAGATGTTTTCTTAAAAGCATGCCGTAAGTTCTAATAGCATCGTGCTCAAACCAGCCTGTACGATACATCGCATATTGATTAGGCCCATATACATAATCTGTTGCCGCTGACCCCATAGGAGCCACATTCCTAATTGCTGGAAATTCTGCTGGCGAGTATGGAACCCAATGTGGATCTAGTGCAGAACCTATAAGGTAACCATCGTAATAGATAGGAGCGCCTTGCATATTTGCTAAGGTTGGTGGAAGACCTATATTAGAGTAGTCAAATATCAATCTATAACTCATTATATTATAATATAATATATTACATTATATTTTTTTGAATATATCAACTAATTTATATATATTAGAATCAAAAAGTCTTTTAAATAAAGTATTATTTACATTAAATAACGTGGTAGGAAAATAAATTTCTTCTAATTTGAAGTAGCCGTAAATAATAATTAAAAATTCTTCTATATTAAAAGAAATATCGCAGTTTTTCCAGAGAGTGTGCAGCATTAGAATATCGATGTCATTCATTCTATAGTCTTCGAAGCCGCTCTTTTCTTCATACAATTTAAAACATCTTAATAGTTTTTTTTCGAATGTTTTAATTATTTTAAGGATATTTACACCTTCTTTTTCATTAATTTCAGTTATACATGTATCTATGTTCATACTATAATTTAAAAAAATAATATATTTGTAATTATAACATGAATAAAAGAAAATTAGGACATCACTCTGATTCCGATGAAAACATGTTCGACATAACAAGTTATAAACTTGATACATTAGAAAATCTAATAGAGATGATATCAGATTACACCAATAAAAAACTACCAAAAAGAAAACAAAGAAGATTTTATCCTGATAAAATGAATGTTTTGCCCGATATATTAGAAGATCTCAAAGACTTAGATAATATGATAGGTCTCAAAAAATTAAAAACGCAACTTATAGATCAAATATTGTATTTTATTCAAGGAATAGATGAAAGTGTAATGCTTCATACAGTATTAGAAGGTCCACCGGGAACTGGTAAAACGACTGTTTCTCATATATTAGCAAAAATTTATTCTAAATTAGGTATATTTAAAAAAGTAAAATTTAATATAGCGAGACGTGCTGACCTTATTTCTGAATATCTAGGTGGAACAACAATTAAAACATTAGATACATTAAATAAATGTAAAAATGGAGTGATCTTGATTGATGAGGCATATTCGCTTGGGTCTAATTCTGGTCAGGAAGATATGTATGCGAAGGAGTGCGTGGATACTTTAAATCAGTATCTCACAGAAAATGTTGATAAGATAATATGTATAATTGCTGGTTATAAGAAAGAACTTGATTCCTGTTTTTTCTCTCTTAATCCTGGTCTTCGGAGGCGTTTTCCATGGACTTTTACTATTGAAAATTATACTTCATCAGAATTAACTGAAATTTATTTTAAGTGTCTAGATGAAAAACAATGGGAAACGAGTTGTAAAAAAGAAGAAGTTCAAGAACTTATTTCCAGATATATTACATTATTTACTGGAAATGGAGGAGACATTAATAATATTATAGAAAAAGCTATATTTATAAACTCGCGAAATAATTTTGGTCGTGAAAATTTATTCACTATTTCATTACAAGAGTTTAGTGATGCACTCGATATTTTCGTCGAAAATAAAAAAGACAAACAAAATAGTGTTCCATATGGTATGTACACTTAAATTAAATTAAAATAAATTTTACGTTTTTGATATTATTTTAAATTATAGATGTATATTAAGATGATATCATATAAAAAAATTAATTTATTAGATATATCATTATTAAATGATAGTATTAAATATAAGGAGTCTGAATTAGAAATTAAAAGTCCTATAATGTTGTATGAAATAAAAGACGATAAATTATATCTAAATGTTAATAAAAATTCTGATGCTCATAATTTATTTTTGAATATATGTGGCTATATAGATAGATTATACAAATTAAAACAATTTAAAACCGATTTTATACAACAAGATACTATAAACGTAGACATTTTAGACACTAGTAATTTTTACAATGAAAATAATAAAATAGTAAGTATTAAAAATGTTAAAACTGCAGGGAAAGCAATTTGTTCTTTTAAATGTGTTAATGGAAATTTTAATCTTGTAAATTTTTTAATGATTATGTAATGATTCGTTCCATTATTTTAATTAAAATGTTATAAATAATTAAAATATGGAGACTATTAAAGACGATATTAAAGTCTATGATCCGGTAAATATAAACAATGGTGTATACTATTCAAAGATTATGTATAAGAATTCTGAAATAACCTTACAAACAGATAAAACAAAATTAACCATAAATAAAGATAAAAATAAGGCTAAAATAAATGTCGGTGGTAAAATAAATGATTTTATTAAAAACGTGTCTAAGGCAGCAATTGAAATAACTTCCGAAAAAAGTGAGTATTTCTTTGGAAAAAAAATTACAGTAGAAGATTGCGAAAGTATATATAAAGAAGCGGTTATTGACAATACATTACATTGTTTTTTTGACGAAGATACTCATTTTTATAAATCAAAGAGTGATAAAATAAATTTAGAAGATCTTGAGGATGAGTTAAAAGGAATTGCATTATTGAAGTGTAGTGCAATTGTTTACACAAAACATTCGTTTTTTATAAGATGGGAAATATCACAATTTAAAATGAAACAGGATAAAAAAGTAGAAAATACAGCGATGAAAGAGTATTCAATTAAAGATCTTCCAGAACATGATCATCCAATAGACGGAGATCCATTAGCTAAAAAATTAGAAGAAATAACTCTTTTTTAAACCATTTTAAAGATAAGATTAAGTTATATTTAAGTATGCTTATCTCTATTGAAGGTAATATAGGATCTGGTAAATCAACTTTTTGTAATTATCTCAAAGATCATTTTTCTAAATACTACAACCGACCTCATGGAGTTAATATTTTATTTGTCGATGAACCAGTAGAAGATTGGATATCAATTAAAGATTCAAGCGGAGATAATATCCTAGAACGTTTTTATAAACAGCCAGAGAAGTATGCATTTTGCTTTCAAATGACTGCATACATTTCAAGGCTTGCTAATCTTAAAAAAGCAATTAAAAAATGTAAAGAGGGAGACATTATTATAACAGAACGTTCAGTATTTTCTGATTATAATGTATTTGCAAAAATGCTTTATGATACAGGTAAAATAAATGAAATTGAATATCAGTGTTATAAAATGTGGTTTAAAAACTTTTTGGAGGATCTTCCATATACATTTTATGTTTACATTAAAACTGATTTTAATAATTGTTTCAACAGAGTTCGTAGCCGTGATAGAAAAGGAGAAACACAAATATCTAAGCAATATCTAGAATCGTGTGGAAATTATCATGATGAGTGGTTGTCAAACCAAAGACATATACTTACATTTGATGGAAATAAAGACATAAATTCACACCCTGAATATCTAGATATCCTTAAACAAATGATAAATTATAATACAAATTTTCCATCTAGATTTATTAAATGCGATCTTTATGAGCGCACCCTTAAACAATGTAAAAAACGACTTAAAAAAGACTAACTTAAAGATTAAAATTATAAATTATAAATTATAAATTGTATTATGGAAAAAATATTAGATTGTATTAGGAGTGTAAATAAAGAGTTAGGCAATCATTATAGAGAGAATATATACCAATATGCACTCTACATCGAATTAAATTTACGGGGATATTTGGTTCAAACAGAAGTAATGATTCCTATACAATACAAAGGCGTATATGTTGGTTTTGAAAGAGCAGACATTGTAATTTATAATCCAAATGGAAACATAGAATACATTTTAGAACTTAAGTCTCAAAATTCCAGACTTGCGTCAAAAGAAATAACGCAACTTAGAAAATATCTTAATAATTTATCTTGTAATAATGGACTTCTTATTAATTTTTATGAAAATCTTGAAATCATCAAAGTTGACCAACAATCTTCTACTAAAATTTAAAATAAATTAATTAGATTTATTAAAACTCATCAAATGACATTTTTCTGGTATATAATTAGCTTTAAAATTTAAGGTTTCGTTGATAGGAACCAGACTTACTTCAAAAATATTTTCATAGTCTTTAGGAACTTTTAGATTTTTATTATTAATTAAATTATGTAGTTTATACAATTTATTTAATGATATACTATTAGCTAGTTTTAACCACATTTTAACTGTATTACTACCGGGTAGATTAAAAGTGTCTTTAAAATCTCTTAACTGATTTCTTTGGTCTCTGCTACGAAATACATGTGTAATTTTGAAAAGTTTTTCTAGTAATTTGGTGTCTTTATCATTTAAAATTTTATTAACTTTTATTATATACGCCCCTTCAAGTGTGAAGACTATGTGTATCAATGTGCCATCTTTTGCAAAATTTATACAAACTGCCATATCTTCACCAGATGGCCAACCATAAACTGCATCTTCGCCTTCATATGCAAATTTTGGATGAGTGTGAAAATTTATTAGACCAGTTGGTGTATAAACACTCGAACCGTTTCCTTTATTTATTTTATATTTAGTGCTAGTTTTTTGGCAAATGCCATCACTACAATCAATGTCTTTAAATAAAAGGGCTCCTGCTGCTTCGTTTTTATCTTCTATTAAGTGTTTTTTTATATCATTTATAAAGTCTGAGTCAATTAACCACGACACTTTTTTTTTAGAAATTGTGCACATACTTATAATTAAGTAATTTATTTTTTTGTAGTTTAAATTAATATTTTTAAATAAATGTTTAATTATAATTTATAAGTATGGCTGAGACACTTAATGTTAATGTTTTAGTTGCAGCTAAAGAAGAATATACAAAACAGTTGATAACCACTATACAAAATGGTTTGTATGATGTTATAAAGGGAATTTATAATGATTCTCAAAAAAATAATATAAGAAGAGTTATTTCTTATTCTAATTTTCAAAAAGAACTCAAAGGTGTACCAAATTGGACTAGTTTTAGACTTGAAGAGAAGTTACAATACATCAATTCAAAGTTTCCTTATTTAATGGATCTTATTACTGCTATATTTGTTAGTCATGTTAAAATTTTAGCTTGTGTAAGACTTAAGTCTGATAATAAATCTGTTAAAATTAAGGTTCCAAATTTAAATACATTTCTTCATAAAATTATAATTAACTGTTGCGAAACTATTTATTATGATCCAGAAATCATAGAAAGTAGTAAATCAGTTATATTTGACATAATTAATACATCAATACACGATACAATTGCAAATCAAATTCCAATAGAATACATATTAAATGAGTATCTATCCGGTGTTTTTGATGAAGATGAAGATCCATATCCTGAACAAAATAACATATATGATCAAGAACCAGATCTTAATGAATTTTCGGATGAAGAAGACACAGAGGAGAAAAGAAATATTCCAATCATTCCTATTCAAAAACCAATTACAAAAGGTATTCAACCAGGAACAATAAGAGATGACTTACCATTTAATGAACCTGCTCCTATGCCTCCACCTCCAGAGCCTAAGGAGATAGAAGATTTTAAAGAATTAAAAGACAATAAAGACAATAATCTTGTTGTAAATAAACAGGAAGAAATAAATGATGACATGTCTGAAGACGACGTCTCTGAAGAAGATGTTTCAGACGAAGAAGATGAACCAAATAAATCTAAAAATGAACCCACGCTTTTTTAGAAAGTTTAAATTCTTAATGTAATAATAAATGTCTTCATTAAAAGAGGTTATAAATTTACAAAAAAGACAACACGCGAGATACGCGGAATTAAAGCAGAATATTCTTAATAAACTTACTGATAAAATTACTCATTTGGCTAAACATGGCGAGATGAGATGTGTATATACAGTTCCAAGTTATACATTTGGAGCTCCTAAATACAATGTATTGGATATAACTGCCTATCTTTTTTACAAATTCAAAGACGAAGGGTTTTGTGTAGTTATGTTAGCAAATGATAAATTATTTATATCTTGGGACATTAATGATATAAATAATATTAAAAATGAAAATAAAAGTAAAAAACAAATTATTGATATAAAACCTTTGATTAATATTAATAAGTAATGGGGTGTTTATTTTCTTTTTTAAAGCCTAATAATGTACAACATCTAGAAGTTCATTATAGTGAACCATTTATCGATAAAGAATATTGTAGTGATTCTGAGTCGTCTAATTCAGATGATTCTCCGCCATCTTATTTTGACACAGTAATTCGTAATAGATATATCAAAAACTCATGTGATTAAAATAGAATGTGTAATGTAATGTAATGTAATGTAATGTAATGTAATGTAATTTAAAAAGAATTAATATATAATTTATAATCATGATTATACTTTCATTTGATATAGGTATTAAAAATTTAGCTTATTGTATGATAGACACTGAAGATAAATGTATACTCGATTGGAATATTCTTGATTGCAGCGGAACTAATGAAACACTGAGAGTTATAAAAGAAGTAGATTCTATAGATTATCTAAAAGAAGCTGATATAGTTCTCTTGGAAAAACAACCATCTTTTAATCCAAAGATGAGAAATATATCAACTGCGTTATATGTTTATTTTATACTTAGAATACAACATGAACTTGCTAAAGACTGTAAAGTGATATTTTATCCAGCTAAATATAAGCTTAAATGTTCTAATACTACAATAGAACATAAAAGCAAAGATAAGTATCGTCAAAATAAAAACTTAGGTATAGTTCATACACGTGAATTATTGAATTCGCATCAGGATTTTTTTGAAAAACACAAAAAGAAAGACGATCTTGCAGACTGTTATCTTCAAGCTATGTCTTACATTAAGTTTTTTATGTATTCAAATGTGCAAAAAACCGTAGCATGATAAGGAATACTTCTTATGAGATATATACTGATACCACGGTAATAGTCTATAAATTTTATACTTCTAATTGGGTCTGAATTTCTAATTTTAGCCCTAATTGTATCCATTGGATAAAATACGCAAGCCGATAATGTTTTAGATATAGATGTGTTTAAGAATGTATTAAAGGTTGAATTATCTGTTCTATCTTTAAGAAATTCATAAATCGGCATCTGAACAGTAAAGTTTAGATTTATTAAATATGTAGGAATTAGTCCTCTATAACATTTTGCAAGTGTCATACCTTGAACTCCTTTATCCGTCTGAATTCTTTGACGAAGCACCCAAAATGGTGTTGTAAATGTGCTTGCTGTGCAACAAGCGATGTATGCAGACATGGGTTTAGAAACATCCATTTCTTTTAATTTCTTATAAAATGGAAAATAAATAGTCCAAAATGCAGGTATTGCTATCAGTCCATAACTAATTCCTTTATAAAGATACTCAAGTTTAAAATTTATACTATTTTTAAGCTGGTAATTAATTCTTATTGTATCTAATGGATTACAAACTATAGTTGAAATTATTCCTGCACCCAATGCAGGCAATATTTCATTCATAATAATATTTAATACTATATTTTTTTAAATACATTATTATAAATGAAATGAAATGGGATGATCTTCCTTGTGAAATAAGACAAATTATACTTTATTATAGAAAAATGCTAACATGCGGTGATTATGCAGCTAATTTGATTATATCAGGATGGAAATGTTATAAAACTAGAGTATTAATAGGTAGATTTAAGATGTTGAGATATCTCAAAGACTTTAGAATGTTCAATCCTAGTTTAAAAGAGTTTTTATTAAGATCTAAGTTGTAAATTGATTTACTTTGTGACGCGTTTCATAGGGTTTCTCTTCTTTTTAGCACATCTTGATTTAATCTGAGCTTTTGTTAGATCTTGAACCAGTTTTGGAGTCTTAGAGTCTACTTTTTTACTGGGTCTACAATAAGCAATCTTTTCTTTTGTTTTACGACCGCACGATTTACGTTTTGGCCACGCGCACGCATCAACCCATTTTTCTTTATACCATCTACCAAGATTAGTTTTGCCTTTAGCTTTGCCTCCGCGATATTTACCGCCCTTTGCTTTATATTCTCTTACAAGTCTTCCAGAATCATAGGCTCCCCATCGTCTTTTCTTTTTATCTACATCTTTTCTAATTTTTGCCTTGATTCTTGAATACAAAGCTTTGTTGACTACATTATCTGGTATTTTAGAACCAGTTGTTTTTCCTTTTTTTCCAAATAATTGCAACTCATTCATTAGTTGCTCACTCCGTTGATTAAGCTGGAAGGATTGAGGCGTCATTAGGCGAAAGTTCATCGCGCGCCACCAATTTAGCATTCTTAATGGAGATGGCTGTCCATTTAAATAGACACCTCCAACAATATTATCAGGAATTAAATTAATTGCCCTATAACCATAAGCTCTCGGAACTATCCGTAATAATAATTGCCGCGATCTTACATAATTAGTCATTTGAATTTCGTTCCAGGCGGCCGGCGGCCACAGTGCCAACGGAATGTTACTAATTCGTTCTAATTGTTTTAAACCTTCTTCAACTGTAAGCCATAATAACCCTCTTATCTGATCAGCCGTAAAGGGTGGTATGGCTTGATTGGCTGGAAGTGCCGGCGCGTCCGGATTGAAGTTGTCGGTGTAGGGCGGAAGTGGCGGCGGACTACCTCTATAGTCGGCTGGGCCAAGAAACTCGCTCATCACATTTAGAATTTCAACGCCACTATTTTCTAATATAGAAAGATTTTTTTGAAGATGGTCACGGTATATTTGGTTATCTCTCATATTACCTAATCTTGTTAAGAGTCTAAGAATTCTAATTTTTGGGTCTCTATTTCTAAACCATTTTGCGATCTGCTCTTGAGATCTTGGTCTCTGCATAAGCCAAAAGATTAAGTCTTCGGGTAACATATCGAATCCAGGGGCATCTATTGGTATGATACTTGATACTCCAAACTGATTAATGCCTTTTCCCTTTTTGCCAAATACATTACTACCAATTTTAGTGTCCCAAGTATATAATAGTTTTTCTACCCATTTTCGATCTGTAGCTGATTCAGTCCAGTCAAAGTAAATACCCGTGCCTCGATGTACTAAATCTACTAAAAGTTCTTCGTTTGCAGTGAAATTTGTATATTGTTCAGGAGTTTCGAAGTCGTTTTCTATCACCGCCGGCAATTCGTAGAGAGCGGCGCGCTGGTAGTCAGCAAAATCGTCGTATATGTCTTTTAACTGTCCTAAACCATTTTTAACTAGTCTCCACCAAATACTTTGTACTTCAAAGTCACTGAATCTTAATATTCTAATCATTGCTTCTGTAATTTCTGTTCCAGAATCTGTAGTTATATCATAATTATTTATTAGCTGGCTATCTCTACGATTGGGATTGACGTTCCTTAACATGTTTATAATTATTACTTTACCATCGGTGCGCACGCGCGCGGCGATTCCTCCCAAATTTTTTTGTAATTTCGTAGCGGCGGGCCCTGCTACCTCAT